TCCCCCGGAACCGACGCCGAGCGGGACCGAAAACGACAGCGAGGACAGCGAGGAGTAAGCCATGGCGTCGACAGTGGGTGCGACGGCGGTGCAGACGGCGCGCTCAGGGACTGCGCGACGCTGGCGGATGTCTCCCCCTCGGCGCGGCTTCGAGGCGCTGCACGCGACGCTGGCGGCGGCCACGGGGCGCTCACGCCGCTGTCATGGGCCATCGGGGACGCCACCAGGGAGTACAGCGACAGGGACGCCCACAGTAGGGATGTGGGGAGGGACACAGGCACAACCGACAGCACACCCCCTCCCCGGGAACGGCCCCTCAGAGGCTACCACCCAGACAGCGCGACAACGCTACCCCCTCCCCCACGAAACAGCCTCAGAGGCTACCACCCAGACACAGCGGGAGCGCGTCTACTGGCTGTGCTCGGGAGCCTGGGGGCGGTCTCCGGGGATGGGAGTCGGCGGGATAATCGCCGTCCGGGGACGTTCTCGACGCCGTCCCTGGGGCCGTGCATACGGCCGGCGAGGCCCACGTAGTACCACGGGGCGACATAAGCACAGTAATGTCGCTGCGTGGGGCCTACGGGCCGCCCTCCGGCGGTCCCAGGGCGGCTGCGGGACCGAAACCCGAAGCGTGGGTGGGCTGGACCCCGGACACCATCCCCCCGGACCGCGATATGAACTACATGCAGATGGCGGGGTGTTCGGGGTCCATCCCCCCGGAGTGCAAATGCAAAAATCCGTACTTCCGGGGGTATCCGGGGGATGCCGCGAATCCCAATCGCGTGATGGCGCGGACCTACCCCCCAAAGGTCCCCGGGGTGCGACCCCACGGAAGTCCCAGCTCGCTAACACGAGTCTCGCTGAAAGGTCAGACACACACCGCCCACACGCCGTCCCGGGATTCGCCAGCGCGCCAGCCGCGGAGGTGGCGGCATGAACGTTCCCAGCGCCGCCTGGCTGGCCGCCCTCGCCGTCGCCCCGGTGGCATGGCTCGCAGTCGCTGTCCTCGAACCCCGGGTCGCCGACGTTGCCATCGGCGCCGCCGTCCTGTGGGCGGTCTACGGCTACGCGGAGTATCGGCTGGGTGACTACGGTGACTGACCTTTCAGCCAGCGCGCCCGATGACGCCGTCGCGGCCGAGGTCCCGGACTGCCCAGCGCCGACACCCCCTCAGAGGACAATGAGCGACACCGACTTCCACCGACGCATCACCCACACCACGTTGGAATGCGGGAACTGTGGGTCGTACAACCACCTGGCGAACAGCCAGTGTCACGGCTGCGCGGAACCGCTCCCCGAGCTGGCGGAGTGGGACAACCCCCCGGACACCGATGCCTGAAATGACTGAACGTCCAGACGCCACCGAACTGAACGCGACCCAACGCGACCTCCTGTTCGCCGTCGCGGCGGCCGCCGAAGGCCCCGGCGCGCCCACGCTCGCCGAGACGCGGGCCATCGCCGTCGAGACCTCGCGGCGGTTCCCCCAGGAGAAAAACGGCACGTTCTACGACAACGTCGACGCCCTCGACGCCGACTACGGCTACCTCGAAACCGCCCCCCACCCGAAGGACGGCCGCACCAAGCGGGTGGGGCTGACCGTCGGCGGCGAACAGGCCCTCGGCGAACTCGCTGAACGCTCAGACAACGCGGCCCTCGACCGCGCTCCCTAACACACGCCATGCTCAGGAGTCCATCGAGTCCCGACGGCACGACCCGCGAATCGCCGTCGCCGACCCTGCTCAAGCGCCTCGTCGTGCTCGCCAAGCAGGCCGGCGGTGAGACCGAGCCGAAGACCAAACGCGACGGGTTCCTGTCGTATCACGCCGAGACCCACGCCCTCGGGATGGGCATCGCGGCCGGCTGGTGGTACGGCGCCGAGGGCGACACCCAGCTGCTCAGTCTCGTCTACGGCGCCGCCGTCGAGGCCCGCGCCCACGCCGCCAACGGGAAGCGCCGCCGCATCCTCCGGGACATCGCCGCCGAACCGCACTACGCCCTCGCGGGCGTGGTCGCTGGCGCCGTCCTGGGAAGTCTCACGAGCCACGCGGCGGCGGTGACGGGCCTGGACCCGGCCGCCGTGTTCGAGGCGCTGCCAGCCCTGCTGTCCGGCGTGCCAGCGTGACGGTGTTTCCCGACGCTGTCCACAGGACTAAGAGGCCCCGCCGGGCAATGACAAACCGTCTGAAGGTTCAGCCGGCCCGCGGCGCGAGCGTGGGTCCGAACCGCGACAGGCGACGCTACACCGATGTCGAGTTCACCTGACGCCATCCTCGGCCGGAGCAAGTCCATCGGCGGCCCGCAGGCGTCGAAAGACGACCGCCGCCAGGAGACGTTCAGCCCCACCGAGCAACAGGAGCAGTTCATGTTCGACCCCGCCGACCAAATCCTGATGTCCGGGACTGTAGGGGCAGGGAAGTCGCGGCTCGGCTCCGAGAAGGGGTACATGTTGAACACGAAGTACCCCGGGAACCGCGGGCTCATCGTCCGGAAGGCGTTTTTCGACGTGGGCTCCTCGACGATTAACCAGACGCTGCTCGAAGACGTAATCCCCGAGAGCCACATCGTCGACCACAACAAGGGCGAGCACGTCATCGAGCATCTCACGGGCACCACCGACCCCACCGGGGACCCGGTCACGTCGGAAATCCACTACCACGGCCTCGACTCCGGGCGGTCCTCGTCGGACAGCCTCCCGAAGAAGATTATGTCCCACGAGTTCGGCTGGATTTTCGTCGACGAGGGCACCGAGCTCTCGAAAGCCGAGTGGGCGGGCCTGCTCACCCGGCTGCGCTTTACCGGCCCCACGCAGGCCGGGCTGCACTACCCGGTGCCCGTCCAGCAAATCTTCACGGCGACGAACCCGGCGCCGCCGACCCACTGGATGCACGACCTGTTCATCAAGGACGGCGGCGAGGACGGCACCGCCGTCTACCGCATGAGCCTGCACGACAACCCGGGCGTGTCGAAGGCCTACCGCCAGCGCATGGAGACCCAGCTGTCGGGCATCCACTACGAGCGGCTCGTCGAAGGCAAGTGGAAAGGCGCTTCGGGGATGGTGTACGACGAGTACGACCCCGAGACCCATCTGGTCCACCCCGAGGACCTCCACGGCTGGACGATTCACCGGGAGAGCGAGTGGGCGGCCACCGGCGAACCCTGCTACTGGGCTGAACCCCCAGCGAACTGGCAGGTGTACCGCGCCATCGACTTCGGGTACACCAACCCGTTCGTCTGCCTGTGGTTCGCCCGCAGCCCCGACGACACCCTCGTGCTGTTCCGGGAGAAATACCAGTCCCAGCGGCGCTACGAGGAACACGCCGCCGACATCAGGGACATGGACCCCCGCGGGCACCGCATCATCAAGACCGTCGCCGACCACGACGCCGAGGGCCAGGAGACGCTGAACCGCGAGGGCATCAACACCGTCGACGCCAAGAAGTCCGTCGAGGACGGCATCCAGGCGGTCAAAAAGCGGCTGACGCCCGACGACCGCGGCGACCCCGGCCTGTTGTTCATGGAAGGCGCGCGGGTCCACAAGCCCGACCAGGAGCGGCTGATGGACGACGCCACGCTCAAGGCGACCGACGAAATCTCGGGGTACGTCTGGGACGAGAAAGCGTCCGAGGACGGCGACGACGAACCCGTCAAGGAGGACGACCACGCGATGGACGCCACCCGGTATCTCGTGTATACGCTCGACGGCGGAGTCGACATCTCCGCGGCGGAGCTCGACGAATGGCAGTCGATTACGGAGGGATTCTAACGCATGCCCACCCAGGACGACGACACCACGGCCGGCCTCGTCAGTCGCATCGGCAACGCAATCACCAAGTTCGGCGGCGGGGTGACAGCCAGCGAGGTCATGGAGGGCATGGAGAAGCTCAACACGATGACCGGGCTGTCCTACTCGACGGGCTACGGCCAGATGAACCAGCCCCAGCCGCCGTACCAGCGCACGTTCAGCCCGCTCTGGATTTACAAGATTCGCCGCGACAGCCCGCTGATGAACAACGCCATGCGCCAGAAGATATGGCAGACGTTCCGCGGCGGGCTCAACGACTGGGCGAAGGAGTACGACGCCAAATGCCCCCACTGCGGCCACGAGTTCCAGGGCCTCGACGCCTTCCGCAAACAGATGCAGACCGACGACGATGGCGGGGGGCCGGCTGACCCCCCAGCCGGCGGCATGCCCGGCCCCGACGGCGGCCCCGAGATGGCGGGCGACGGCGGGATGGCCGAGCTCCCCGCTGCGCCCGGCATGGGCGGCGACGATGGCGGCCTCGACCCGATGGACCTCGACGACGACGACATCGACCTCGACGCCGAGCGCGTCTGCCCCGAATGCGAGGCGGTCGTCGAGATGCAGACCCCGGACCCCGAGGTCAAACAGCGCGCCCAGGAGTATTTCGACCGGCTGCACGTCCAGGACGCCGCGGGCCCCGGCGCCTACACCGACCTCGAACCCAGCGACCACTCGGCGGTCTCCCAGACGGCCGTCGAGGTCCTGGAGGAAATCGCGTGGGACATCCAGAGTTTCGACGACGGCTGGATGCTGTTCGAGCGGTCGTATGCCCTGGACGGCGAGGGCCGCATCGTCGACTACGACTTCGAGAACGCGATGCGGGCGCCCCCGGAGCTGATGCGGTGGTGTATCGACGACGACCGCAACGAGCCCGGCGGCGAGTTCTGGGTGTGCGTGAAATGCCGCGCCGAGGCCCACGCCGAGGACACCAAATACCGCCCCGAGGAGGAACCCAACGCGCGCTGTGAGGCGTGTGGCAACGTTACCTACCCGGCGTATGCGTTCGCCACGCGGACGCCCGCCGGCCAGGGCGGCGAGCCCGACGAGTTCTTCATCAAAGGCGAGGTCTACCACGACTCCGAGTACGAGCGCAAGCGGTGGTACGGCTACCCGCCCGTGCTCACGCTCTGGGAGGAGTCCCGCACCCTCGAACAGATGGACGGCTGGTACTCCGACGCCTACGAGGAGCGCCGCGCCCCCCGGGGCGCCCTGCTGGTGAACGCCGCCCACGACCAGGAGCTCCGTCAGATGAACCGCCAGCAGATGGAGGAGATGCGGGAAGACCCCAACTACATCCCGCTGTTCATGAACGACGCCGACGAGGAGGGCGACCCCATCAAGTTCATCGAGTTGCTGTCCGACCCCGCCGAGATGCAGCACATGGAGATGCGGGACTGGTTCAAGGAACGCATCTCCGCACACTACGGCGTCTCCTCGGTGTTGATGTCCGGGTCCCCGGAGAACTCGGGGCTCAGCCAGAGCATGGAAATCGAGGTCTCGGAGAAGCAGGCCGAGCACTTCCGGGACATCCTCAACGGCTTCATCGACGCGCTGCTCGCGCAAATCGGCACCCCGGGCTGGACGCGGGAGCTCTCGGAGGTCAAAGCCGACGACCCCGAGCAGGAGGCCCAGCTCGTCGGCCAACACCTCAACAACGCCCAGAAGGCGCTCGCCATGGGCGCGGAAGTGGAGTGGCTCGACGAGGACCGCGCCGAAATCAAGGCCGGCGAGCTGGAGGCCCCCGAAGAGGGGATGCCCGCTGAGGGGCCAGCCGGCGCCGGGCCGATGATGGGCATGGAGGGCGGCGCCCAGGGCCCGCGTGGCCCCGAGCCCGGCAGCCTCGACCCCGGCGCCGACCCCAACGCCCCCGGCCCCGAGGGCGACCGGGAACGCGAGGGCCCCGCCGACGAGGACCGGCCCGCCGCCACCCCGCTGAAGGCCGCCGTCGAGGGCGCGGGCGGCGACCAGCGCCTGGAGAAAATCGCGGCGATGGCCTTCGACACGGCCCGCGTCGAAGATGCTGAGGAGGAGGCCGTCGATGCCGCCTGACCGGGCCGTCGACGTGCGGCAGTTCGCCCGGGTGTTTCTCGCGGACCTCGGGCGCGCCCCGCCCCAGGCGACGGTCCACAAAACCGCCCGCGGCCGGTACTACCGCCTCGGGCTGGACGGCATCCCCGACGCGGACGCCGCCGCCCTCGTAAAGACCGCGGCGGCCAACTTCGAGCGCGTCGAGGTCGTCCGCCAGGTCGTCGACGCCGACGGCGGCGGCGTGCGAAAGGAGCGGCGGTACGTCGACTCCATCCACGAGGTGCCCGAGGCGTACACGCCCCAGACCGGCCCGAAAGGCGGCGTGTTCTACGAGACCGAGGAGGTCGAAGGCGGGGCTGGGGGGTCAGCGAGCCCGGGGGCGGGCGACGTGACCGCCGAGGTCGGCTACGACGACCAGCCGGTCCTCGCGGTGCAGTTCGAGGACGTGGCCCCCGGCGACCGCATCGCCTACGAGACCCCCGACGGCGCCCGGGACATGGGCGAGGTCGCGGCCGTCGACGCCGACGACCACGTGGTCACCGTCGAGTCCGGCCACGGCACGCAGACGGTCGCCGCAGCGCCGCTTGAGGGCGTCGCAGAGAAGGGCGAGGGGTCGGGAGGGGTAACACTTACGTCGAGCACTCAAGCCGCTCACAGCGCCCGGCACAGCCCGTCTGATGACGACGAGGAAGACAAGGAGGACCTCGAACGTGTCGGGAAGGCCGACGACGGGGGCGGCGAGGATGTCTGGACGTACTACTACGGCCCCAACGGCGGGGAGGGCTGGCTGAACCCCCGGACGGGCGAGATTCGCTACCAGAAACAGCGCCCCGGGAAGGCCCCCGAGGGCGGGGACGGCTACGGCGACTGGACCGCCGAAGGCTGGACCGAACCCGGCGAGGACTTCGCCGCTGACGCGCTGGAAGTCGGCCAGACCGTGGAGTACGAAGACCCCGAGACGGGCGAGAAGGTCGAGGGCGCCGTCGAGGACATCACCGACGACGGGTTCGTCGCCCTCGAAGACCGCACGGTGCCCGTCGGCGAGGACGCTATCACCGCCTACGAGGCGGACTACGACCCCATTGAGGAGTACAACGAGGCCTACGACTGGGACAGCAGTTCCAACTACGACAGCGCCGAGGAGTATTGGGATGACATCGTCGACGCGCCCACCGAGGACACGCCCGCGGAGCTCCGGGTGTTCGAGCCCGGGGGGTTCGTCACGCTCAACCCCGACGAGCTCGCGCCCCTCGACGACCCCACCCAGGTCAAGGTCATGGGGTTCCAGGCGGGCAGTGGCGACATCTCGTTGCGGACCGCCGACATCCCGTTCTTGAACCCCGGCGAGGGGACGACCCCGACCATCGGCACGGGACCGAACACCGACAGCATCCTCGAAGTCGCCGAGATGGACGACGGGTCGGCTGACCCTCCAGACGACTGGGTGGGTGCCGACGACCACAGCC